TGTGCAAATTTGCCGCAGATTGCGTCTTATGCGTGCGCTGTGCCTTGCGCCGTCGGCCTGGTCCGCGTGGAGGTCAAAATCCACGCCCGGTGTCTCTGATCTCGGCTGCGATTGCTCGCAGGGACAGCCCGCAAAAGTTGAACAAAGCGATTCAGACGCTTCTCTGCAACGCGCTCAGCATATCACGCCAGGCGCAGCGAACCGTCAAGCAACCCTTGACAGTTGATATTGTCTTGGACAGTCAAAGACAGTCAAAGATTGTCCAACGCTGTCAAACTTTGTCACCTAGGCAGAGGCAGAGGCAGATATAAAGTACAAAAGCATTGTCGGCGCAAAAAGCTGCGCCGACGCAAATGAGCGTGCGCTATAATTCGGGGCATGAGCAATCCGAGCCAATCCTGCCTCGACCTGATCAAGCGCTTCGAGGGCCTGCGTCTGACGCCGTACCTCGATGCGGCCCGGTTCTGGACTGTGGGCTACGGCCACAAGCTGACCAGCGAGGAGCTGGAGGCCGGCGGACGGATTCGCGTGATCACTGAGCCTGACGCGCTTTTGCTGCTGGTCGACGATGTGGACTGGGCAGCCGAGCAGGTGGCGCGTCTAGTGCGTGTGCCGCTCAGCCAGGGCCAACTGGACGCGCTCACAGACTTTGTGTACAACCTCGGCCAGGGCCGGCTTCTGGACTCCACACTGCTCAAACTGCTCAACCTGGGCAACTATCGCGATGCGGGCCAGCAGCTCCTGCGCTGGGACATGGCCGGCGGCGAGCATCTGGCTGGGCTCACGCTGCGTCGGCAGGCTGAGCTGGCTCTATGGGAGGCTGCATGACAATCTCGCGTGCATGGGCAATCGGTATCGGCGTGGTGCTTGGGCTGGCCATCGTGCTGGGTGGTTACGAGTGGCTGCAGGAGCATGATGCGCGGCTCAAGGCTGAGAGCGTGCAATCCGCACAGACCCAGGTCATTGCCACCGCGCAGAAGAGCATCGACCAGGCCAAGGCCGACCAGGCGCAGACCGCCAGCGATCTCAAGTCGCAACTCGCCGCCATATCCGCACAGCGCGTTGTTGTGGTGACCCCACAGCAGGCCGCCGCAGTCGCCAATACCCTGCCCAATCTTCCCACGCAGGTCCAGGTCCAGCAAATTCCGGCCACGCCTACCGCGCCGGCCACTCAGCAGATCGTGATTCCGCAGGCGGACATTCCCGCATTCCAGGCCTACAAGCTCGATTGCGACGAGTCCAGCGCCAAGCTCACCGCCTGCTCCCTCAACGCAGCCAGCGCGGCAGTGATCCAGCAGGGCACGGCCGACCAGCTCGCCGCGGTGACCAAAGAGCGCGATACCTGGGAGGCCACAGCCAAGGGCGGCACGTTCTGGCAACGATTCAAGCATGATGCAATTGTGATAACGGTCACAGCAGGGGCGGCCTACGCGGCAGGGAGACTGACCAAATGAGCGGCAACTGGGCAGCAGGGTTTCTCCGGTCGCAACTGAGCGATAAAGACGGCAGCGTGAGCAACACGCGCGTGATGCAGTGCCTGATCATCTGCCACGTGTTGGGATGGGTCAGCGCGCTGCTGTTCTGCTACTGCCTGATTACCTACAAAACGCACGGCGTCATCAGCATGACCGACATGGTGACGTTCATCGGCTCCCTGGGCACATTCGCGACCATGCTGATTGGCACGCTCGGGCTCATCAAAGGCGGAACGGACGTGGCAAACAATCGCGCGCCGAACGCTCAGGATCAAGTTCAACCGCCCTCAGTGGGCGCAGATGGTAAACTCTAACGCAGATTGTCAGGTTCCAAAATGCCATCACCAATCATGAAGTATTTCGCTTACGCGCACCTTCCCGAGAAACTCCAAGGGGTATCCAAGCCGATTGGTGACCTTGCTCAGGCGATGGACGCAGAACTTCCCGACGGCCCTGAAAAGTCGGCGGGTCTTCGCAAGCTGCTCGAAGCCAAGGATTGCTTGGTCCGAGCGAAACTAGGGTAACGGAGGCAGTGTGATTCACTTCCTGGTGATTTCAATCGCGATTTTCGTGGCATTCTTCCTGGGCGTGTGGTTTGCTCCCGACGTGCGCGGCGACTATGCCGAGTTCAAGGCCTACGTCGAGAGCAAACTCAAAGCAGCCGAGCAGGCAGCGAAAGATAAGCTCTAAGCTCTGCGGCAACCACCGCAGAAATCCGCAGTTCGAAAAGATAAGCGGACCTCCATAAGAGAAGTTGGATAAATGGTTGAGCGCAAAACGAATGTAAGCCAGTTCGCCGAGGTAAATGCCCTCCAAAAGGACATTGAGCGCCTAACCAAAGAGCGAGATTCTCTCGCCAAGGACCGCGAAAATGCGCAAACCCGGCTGCTCGAAGAGCATAGCGTGGCGCTTTCTGGAATGAAAACCACGCTGGACCTTTTAGTGGAGCGCACAAAGGATCTGCCGGATATATCCAAGCGCGTTACGCGGCTTGAATCATGGAAAGCATTCATTGGCGGAATTGCCGCGGCTTTTACAATGATCGGCGGCACGGTTGGTTTTATCGTCGGTGCCCTCGTGAGGCTAAAGTAATGCTCGAAGTCTACAATCCCGAAATCGCTGAAGAAATCCTGGTGCGCATGAGCGGCGGCGAGAGCCTGCGCACGATCTGCTCCGACGAGGGGTATCCATGCCGTAGGACGGTGACTCGCTGGGCTGTGCGCGATACGGATGGTTTTGGAGCGCGGTATGCGGCGGCACGTCGGGCCGGGGTTGAATCGCGGATCGAGGACGCGAACGAGATTGCCGCGGAGACGCCAACTTACAAGGATGCTGACGGGGTTGTGCGCATCGATGCGGCTGGAATCCAGCGCAACCGTCTACGCTGCGACCAGGCCAAGTGGGAAGCCTCGCACCTGCTGCGCGGCGGCCTCAAGCCGAGCGCCCCGCTGGACTACGGCGACAACATCAAGGCTGAATTGAGTGGCGAACTGGGCATCAAGACCGTGATTGTCGCCAAGCCGGTCAAGGATGCACCGCCGCGGCCTGATCCCAAACCTGACTTCGAGTCGTAGCGTGGCGCACCCTGCAGTTGTAGATGGCGTGCTGGACGCGGCGAAGCTCTGGGAGCCGACCGCCAAGAACAAGATCATCCGGCAGTCTACCTCGCACAATCGGCTGCGCGTAGGCGGCACAGGTTCAAGCAAATCATCCGACGCAATGATGGAGATCGTAACCGATTTCCTCTTGCGCTTCCCTGGGTGCTTTGCGCTGATCCTGCGCACGACAATGCCGGAGCTTGAGCGCTCGAACATCCCAAACTTCCGCGCATACGTTCCGAGCGATCTCTATACATGGAACGATACAAAGCACATAGCTACGTTTTACAACGGCTCGAAGCTGTTCTTCTCGCACATGCAGTACTTCACCTGGAAAGAAATGGAAGCATACCAGTCTTCCAGCTTCCCGGCGATCTTCCTTGATGAGTGCGGCGGCATCCCCATGGCTGTGTGGGACTTCTTCCAGGCCCGCAACCGTGTGAATCCCGAGTGCCAGCCCGATGCGAATGGCGAGTATCCGATTCCCTACACGCTGGGCGCCACGAACCCTATCGGCGCGTACTGGGGCGAATACAACGATAGATTCGTGCTCAAGAAACCGGATGGGCTTCCAGAGGGATGCAAAACAGACCGCCATGGGCGCATTTGGTCGCCTGTGCGTGGCGCAGCATCCAATCCACATGAGCCGGCTGACTGGCGGCTTGAGTACGATCCGTTCGAGTGGGATTTCGTCCACAGCACAATCATGGACAACCCGCACATGCTGGCGAAAGACCCTGGCATCGTCGCGCGCCTGAACGCCATGCCGAAGGAGTTGCGCGAGAAGCTGCTCGACGGCAAGCTCGACACGACGGTTGGTCAGTACTTCGACTGCTTTGATCCAAACTTCGACGTGATCAACCTGCGCGAAGACCCGGACGCGATCATCTGGCAGTATTGGCAGCCGCGCTGGCTGGGTTGGGACTGGGGGCGCGCGCACTGGAACTCGGTCGTGTGGTTCACCAAAGCGCTGGTGCGGCGTGCCGGCGGCGAGTACAGGCTCAAGACGGTGCAGTACCGCGAGTATGTGGACCGTGGGCGCGATTACGTTGAGATGGCGCAGATCGTCTCCAAGATGACGCGCCTGGGACTGCCTGGTGCAACAGATGAGGATCGGGCACAGAAGCGCGGCTGCGATTACCGCGCGGCCTACTTCAGCCACGAGAAGTTCGCCAAACAGATGGAGGCGGAGAGCCCTGCCGCAAAGCTCAGCAAGTACATGATGGACCTCGGCCTGGCGGGCATGACGCGGGCAACGACTGACCGCGTGGGCCGCGCAACGCTGCTCTACCATCTGATCAAGGTGCGCGAATTCGTGATTCTGGACACCTGCCCGGAGACAATCAAGGCGCTCCCGCAATGCACCCGCGACGAAGACAACCTGGAAGACGTGCTCAAGGTGAAGACGAAGGGTGATGATGTTTACGACTCGGTGGCGCTGGGTCTGTTCGGTGAGCTGGGCACCCGGCCCAAGCCGCAGGAGGAGAAAGACCGCGAGAAAGTTGAGTCACAGGCCGACGAACGTGCTAAATTCTTGATGAGGTACAAGCTCACGCAGGAGCGCGACCAGCGCGAGGCGCGGGCGGAAGAGCGTCCTCCGGAGAGTTGGGAATGACTGAATCGCAGCGCATCGTGATGAACTGGCGCGCCAAGCTCAAAGCGATGGGCTGGCCGGAGGATGCTATCGCGGAGATCGTCAAGGGTCTGTGCGAGGCTGGTTACCGGGCGTGCATCGAAGAGATTCAGGCGCGGGCTGCGCAGACTGACGCGCTGATTGCAAAGGTGGCGAAAAATTGACCCTACGCGAACTCTTCATTCAATGGCTCACGGCCTCGCGGTTCATCAAATCGCTTGAGGCGCGGATTATCGAGCAGCGCCAAGACTATACCGAGCTTATTGCCGACAAACAGAATCAAATCAAGCTCTTGCGCATTGAGCTTGCAGGCTCTAAACTGGAGTGCGATAGAATGCGTGCAGTGCTGATGCCGTTCGGATCGCCGGCGGGCGCGGCGTTCGCGCAGCAGTACCAGACCGGCAATAAGCCGCCTATGGTCCCTGCGTTCGACGGGCCAGACGA